TCATCGCCATGAGCCAAGTGCCAGCCTTTTTCAAACTCGTAGGCTCTTTTATGAAATCTAATGCCTAAGCTGCTGAAATCCATAAACTTGTCATAAGCCAATTCCGGTAATCCAATAAGTGATGGCGCACCTTTAAGCAAGGTTTGATAAATTCGATCCGTATGATTTGATCTAACAATATCTGTCGTGCCTAGATCGTAAAGTATTTCCTGACCAAGTTTTCTTTCCTCGTCAAGTGTTTCTGCAAACTCTAATTTTGTCCCTTTTGCCCAACGGCTCTGCGAACCAAGATCCATTTCATCACCAACATTTAATACAAAATCAAATTTCTCATGCCTTGCCATTTTAATCAGATTTGAAACTGCCTTCGGATGGTGCAATGGAATCTGTAAATCTGGCGTTACAAGATACCTGCGGTTGGCTTTAATTAATCGTCATCCTCATCGTCAGTTGGATCTATGGATGGGATGATCCCACCATCGCCCACAATCCAATCAGGAAATGTCTTGTGTTCAGTCATCAACCAAAAAGCGTGCTCAGGTGTGAATCCTGCTTTTCTAGCTGCTTTGTAGCATTCGTGCAATGCGGTGTAATGCTGATCGATCTTTGATAATGGTTCAGGAGATTGGCGAACGACACGACGATTGATCTTTTTGCGTTTGATAGGTTTTCGTGTGTTCGCCATAATTAAAATTATCGCTTACTAATTAAAACAAACAGATCATCGACACGCTGTTCAAGTCTTGTAATTTGATCCTTGATTGAACTTCCAGAATTGGGTTTCAATTCTTGTAAATAGGATTTAATAACCCAGCGCAGACCCAGCAATAAACTTGTAGATACGGCGGATACGCCAACGGCTATACCAACCCATTCGTTGGCTGTCATTTCGCATTAAGTCCATAATCAGCTTCTTTGCCGGACTTTGGATCAAGTGCCTTAGCAAGAGGTGCAACCAATGCTCCAGCAAGGATTGCAAACTCTGGTCGGATATCAGCAACAATTGCCAACAGCACAGTAATACCGGAAGCAGCCACAGCTCTTAAATATGACTTAATTGCTGCCTTGTGTTTGTTAGATAGTTTCATGCGTTGCCTCCTAGTAGTGGGATGTTAAAAAACTCCCCAGTTTGTTTTGGGTGAAAACTAATGTGGATGTGCTTAGTGTGTGGATTAATGCCTTTGTATTTACGCCAACGCCAATTTAAAAGTTTGCTGGCAATATGATGATTATGTATCACATATTTGATTCGTTTATCTGTTTTGCCAGCAAGTCGAATTTGATCGGCAAGGTAAGCAGACATGCCCTCGGCTTTACCTAAATCAGCTGTAATGTCAATGGCACAAACCTCACCCGAAGGCAAGGCGTTGTGATCCGATTTTACTTTTTGATGCCTAGCGTCTGAAATCCAACCATCCGATTTTCTTGATCTATCAGCAAAACTGTCATCGATCTGCTCCCGTAATTGAACAGCTGCTTTAGATAGGTAAGGCTTCATTACATTAAGCGGAAGGTTTGCCTAGTGTTAAACCCTCTGGAATTGGTTGGCTGTAATCCCATTTTTCAATGTAATCGCCAACACCATCTGAATCATTGCGTAAAACAATAGTTCCATCAATAAAAAGTTGATGGCTTAGTTCAGGATAAGTTTCCAGAATTGTGTCAATTAATCTCATTTTATGCTCCTAAATAATCTGCGCTGAAACGAGCGTATCTTACATCTTTGCTGCCACCTGCTGCGGTGTGGATAATGAAAATTTCAAAATAATCAGTTGCAACAGCATCAACCGTCACAGTTCCAGAAATTTTATCTGAATTTGCATACTGAAAAGCAAACATGCCATTTTGCAATCCAGTTCCAGTTATTGCTGAACCATTTTTGTAAATTCTTAAATTCATCTGACCAGTAATTGCGGCAGATAAAAAAGCGGCTGCAGTAATTTGATATTTGCCACCTTTACCAGTTGGGATGGTTATTCTTGAAGTATTACTTGAGGTGCTATGGAAACCGTCTGTATCCCAATCTTCGCTAGGGAAAAGAATTGCAGTTAAAGTTGAATCAGAAACTGCTTGAAACACATTATCTGCATATACAGTAGCACCAACATAAGTTGAACCACCAGCAGCAGCACCCCATTCAGGAGCGGTTGCGCCAGAATTGACTTTAAGAACCTGACCTGCTGTTCCAATTGCCAATCTACCTAAAGTGTCGGCAGCAGTTCCATATAATAAATCTCCAGCAGCATCTACTACTGTGTTTTGAGTATCGCTAACATATTTTAAGCCTGTTGCTTCACCGCTTGCTGCAACTAATCTTTGATCGTTAGTTCCAACTGCAAGGCGGGCAGGTGTGTCATTAGCCGATGCTGCAATGATGTCGCCCTTAGCATCAACAATTGCATTTTGAATTGCATTTGCATCATCTGATGTAACCCATTTGAAATCCATATCTGCATTCGAATTTTTTGCTAATACTTGATCGGTTGTGCCACCTTCAAGATCCATCAAAGATGTATCAATTGCCTGACCAAGTGTGCGGATAGCAGCTGCGCCATCCTTAACCAGATCTGTATCGTCTGGTGTTTCCCATCCAAAGTTAGTTGTGTTTGCCATATTAGGCTACTGCTCCAATCGCATTTTCCCATGTTAGTGTACCACTTAGAGTGTTCCAAGCCTCTGAGGCTGATACTTGTTCCCATTGAACTGCAACTTGGGAGAACTCGATCGGGCTCAGATTTATGGTTAAAAATAATTCGTTGAATCTAGTGCTCCAACGCCAGCCTTCGACATAACCCTCAAACTGTTGAGTTGGGGCTATCTGGACAGGCAAGTCTGTTATTCGCATTGGCTGACCCACAAAAATGCCAAGCAAGGCATCTCGGTCTGCATCGTCAATGGCTGAGTTAGTCAATGGAAATGTAATGCTGTCGAATAAGGCTCTTGGATAAGATCTTAAAGATATAAACCGATTAGCCACAGACTGAGCATCGGTGGCATCGTGCAAGACTGTGTTAATTGTTTCGCCTCGATAACCAAATACTTCAATACTGTCTAAATCAATTGCGCTTACCTGTGAACCAAAATTGTTGCCATAATTGAGGAATACATCGTTGCGAACATCCGCACCCCTAGTCAAAACCTTTAATCCTGCTCCAAAGGCTGTGTTTGCTGAAATCTCTGTGTAACCATTATTGGCAAGATAATTCTGTCTGTGTAAAGCATCGGCATATCCAATGCGACCTTCGTTGTCCTCATACAAGACACCAAATGCGCTGTCAGCAATGAGGCTTGCAATGTTATAGACAGTATCAGGGTTTGCGCCTCGATTTGTAATTTCATAAACTCCGGGGCGATCGATCTCGCCAAGTCCTAGATTTTCAGCATTTGCCCAAGTAATTGTTGGGTCATATCCTGCCCATGTTTCAGCTGCTGGAACTTCATTCCAATTGTTTAGGAATAGATCAGCAAGCAATTCATAAATTTGGTCGCCATCATCATCTCGAGCCAATGTGCCGTCATAAATAACTTTCGGCAATTTAGCCAATGAACCTAAAGCAATGATCGTATAAGTAAAGGTTTCTGCGATGCTACTAGCTGATGCAACCTCGGTTGTGATATCTGTAATGTTGCCACCAAATAAAGTCACAAATGCATTGGTGCTGTCTTTTACCTGTAAGGCTATTCCATCATTGACTTGTAAATTATAGTTTTCATTGTTTAAAGCCACAATTGTGATCTGAATATAAGATGGCGTTGGTTGGGCATAAATATCCTCACGCCCTGCTTGATGAGCAATATCAGAGATCGCAACATTAGTGTATTCCACACCATTGATGCTCAGCTTATATTCAGGCGTAAAGACTGACATTATCTCGCTCTAGTGATGCCGCTGTTGTAAAGCTGTGGAACTGATCTGGATGAACTTTGGTTGATTACTTTAGTGACAGCCCTTGCAGCACCTTCAGAATCAACTGATTGAACTGTAATGTTATTTACAACAGTTGGTCGATCCTCACGAACATTAGCGGTTGGTGCTGGTAATGATGGCGCACCCAACATTCCTAAAGCAGCTGCATTTGGGGATATATTTGGAATGTAAGCAATATCTTTTCCGGGATTCAGTATATTGATTGCTCGAACGCCATAATTAGCAAACTCAGTCAATAAACCGATTGCTTCCCTTATAAATCCAATAAATCCTTTAACAATATCAACAACAAAGCCAATTGCTTTTCCAAATGATTCAGCACCTTTTTGACTTTCTTGCAACGATGCGCTTAATCCCTTGTCGCCAGTTAATCCAGCAATAAATCCATCAAGGGTAGGGATGCCTGTGTCATTCAAAAATGTAATAAATTTTTCAACTGTCGGCAATAAAGCAGTTCCAAGACTTTCTTTGGCTTCATCCATTCCAATTTTTAATCGCCTCATTTTGCCTTCAAATGTATCTGCTGCTTCGGATGCTGCACCAGAAAATTGAGTACCTAATTCGCCAAATACATCAATGCCTTCCATTGCAACATCATTAGCCTTTTGAGTGATTTCGGCTACTTTTTCAGACGCTCTAATATATTCTTTAGACTTGACGCCATATTCCTCTAAAGCAAAATTTGCTTCAAGTTGTGCTTTTTCCAATGCTTTTTGCAATTTGTTATATTCAGTCAAATTATTTGCATTATCGCCAAGAGTAATACCCAATTTCTTAAGGGCAGTAGTTTGTCCATCGTTGGCTTTGGCTAATGCATTTGCCACAGTTGTCAAATCTAAATTTTTTGCAGCTGCAATATCTAAGGCTAAATTAGTTAAATTCTGTGCTTCCTCAATGTTTTTAGTGCTTCGAGTTAATCGCTCTAATGCCGGTCTTAATTGATCATCTGTAACGCCAGTAGCCTTAGATTGTCTTGAGATCCATCGCTCTGTTGCTTCAATAGCTTCATCGGTTGCTGCAACTGTGTTTCTTAAAGCATTGGCAAGCCTTACTTGTGATGCTTGATCCTCAGCTGCTGCCTTTATTGCTGAGATTGCATACGCTCCGACAGCTGCTCCAACTACTGCAAATGCTGCTGCTGCTTTTTTGCCAAATTCAGAAATCTTGTTTGAATTTTCTTCAACGGCTTTATCGGCATCGCCTAGTTTCTTTTTTAAGTCATCGACATCGGCAAGAATTGATAACTTAAGTGTGCGATTGCCAGTAGCCATTAGACCCATTCCTTAATGATGCGATTAAAACTTGCTTCCCACTTGTTAATTAATTCAGGCTGAATTCTGCGAAGGGTTGGATAAATGAACCATCCTCGAGATCCACGACCTTGCCGTCCCGAATAACTAGGAAACTGTTTAAATTTATTTGAACCAAACTCAACGCCACCCCATAAGGTTTGCGTAGTAGCACCACCTGAAAACTTTTGTCTTGCGAAACCGTAGCGGAACTCACCGATCTTGCTCGATTTAGAGATGCTAACGCCCTCTGCGACTCTCTCTGCAACCTTGCCAGCCTTTGTTCGAGTTCTAGCTGTCTGCTTAATTTCCTCTGATGCAAAATACGCCAAAGCAGCAGATTGACTTCTTGCTTCCTCTGTTGCTTGGTCATCCATAAGTTTGAATGCTTTGTAAATATCACGCAAATCGTTTTTATTGTATGCGATAGTTTCATTTGCCACTTCTCGCCTCCAATACTTCGATCGCTGTTAATATGTCGTCCGCATCAACCCATTCACTCATTGGAATTTTGGTGGCTATTGCCAACTCAACCAATAATCTGTTTAGGCTTCCTGCTTTGTGGCTTTTGGGTTTGCATCACCGACTATTACATCGGCTACTGTTTCCATCCAAATATCCATTGGTTTGATGGGCTTATCTCCTGCAAGTTCACGCTTATGTGCATGATAAGCAAGAAACATAAGATCCCAAATACCCAACTTCTCGGATGCCTGACCAATAGTGTTTCCTGTCTGCTTTTCCCATTTAGCCCACTCAGGTGGTTGGGCAATATAAGTTGCTTGCTCACCTGAGTTGTATTCAATTGTAATTGGTAACTTCATTTGTTTGCTCCCGTTTTATTCTTTAACTAAAGGTTTCGGTTACTGCGCCCTTAGATACTGTGAATGTGAATGATACTGTCTGAGCATCAACACCTGAACCACCGGCAGTTGGAAACTCTGGCTTTACCGGAAACACAAATTGTGCTCCTGATGCAGCTGTAAGTGTCATGCTGATGTCTGTATCTGGTGCACTTTCAGCAGCTGTCCATAGAGCCTCGCAAACTGAGTTTGCCTTGCCCCAATCAGCCAACATGTCCAATTGGAATGTTCCTGAAATGTTTGTGGTCTTGTAAGCCTCGCCTTCCATGGTTTGATAAACCTGACGCTCATTGACCTTGGTTAGAACTGCATTTGTCGCTTGTGCTTGAATATCTGTTCCACCTGTGAAAGATAAACCAACATCACGACCGGTAATTACGACTGTTGCCATGATTTCTCCTTATATTGTTTGCGTGTAGTAGGTAGATACTCGAACATCTGCGATTAGCAGCGTTGATGCACCAACTTGAGTAA